TTTTAATCTCTCTATAGTTTCTAGTATGTATTTATCATTTTCTGTCATTGGTTCTATTGTCCTATCTCTGTTAATAAAGGTGTTCATTTTCTTTAATTTGAGTTTAGTTTTTTCTCGAGCCATTCGGGCCTCCTATGTAAATATGATTTTCATAATGTATCCTATAGAGTCTCCTTTCTGTTAGTAAGTTAGATTGTAAATTTGACCAGCAGAACCTTTTGGTTCTGCTGCTTTAGTTCCTAGTGGTAATTCTTTACCAAAAGAATCTTTTGATGCAGTTAAAAGTATTTCATGTTTTTTGTCTGTCTGACTAAAGCTGTGTCTTAGTTTAGTGATTAGATATCTACCAGAATAATACTCATCATTTTCTTTTTCATGTATTCTACCAGCAACAGGAACATTAAGATTTATGGTTTGACCAGCTGCAATAGTAGTATTACCATTTATCTTCATAGTTATACTGACTGCATTGTTTAGTTCCATTATCTTTGCTCTTCTGAAAAGTATTGATTCATTAAGTTTATTCGGTGCATAACTGTATGATGATGTTTCATTTGTGTGTGAGGTATCTAAATCTCCACTTCCAGTAGTTGGGTGTAAATGTATCCTTGCATCACCAAAACTTCCTATATTATTACCAAATTCATCAATCTCATTATTGTTGTACAAAGGATTTTCATCTATTCTACCAAACTTCTCAAAATCAATAAAATAATTGTATTGTAGTTTTTCATAACTCTTGTTATATATATTATATTTAATAGTTGAAGAACCTAACATTCCACCTTGAATGTTCAATAGCATATCATTATTTGAATTAACTTGAAACTCTATGGCTCTACTAAAATCTTTCTCTGGATTAACTGATTTGTTTTCAAGACTTGCAAGATTACCAACATTAAACTCTCCTATAGAATCTTCTGACAATATTCTATCAAAACTCTTAAAGTGTATTCCCTTTAGATTTTCAAAAAAGAAAAAGTATGGAGCTGAATTTTTTGCAGTAACGGATTCTTGCATAAGATTATTGATAAATGCATATGGGTGTAAATTAGGACTTATTATTTTTCTAATACCAGATGTTGGTTCAATATACACATCTTTGTTTGTGTTTATATACCTTGCATCTGTCAGAACACTCTCTACTATTCTATCAATTGAATCTGTATAACTTTTAGATACTCGTACTCTCTTATCTCTTAATAACTCTGGAGAAATAAAACTAAGAGCTAGTAGTTGTGTATCTTGACTTATTGCTTCTCTTACAGTAACTTTATATATTGCAAATGATGAATTAGTAAAGTTTATTTCTTGTTCATCTAATGAGGGAGTTGTAATCTTTAGAGTCATATATTCTTGACCGATAACAGGGCCATTCTCTGCAATGTTATCTACATCTAATATAGTTATACTACCAGATAATGATGTTGAAAACATATCTTCAAAAATGTCTATACTTTGAACTGCCTTTGTGAGATTTAATATATTACCAGAAGAAGTATGAACTAGCAACTCCTTTAGGTGATACTCACCAGCAAAATTAATTCCAGTTGTCATTAGATAATTGATTCTTTCATTAATGTTTCATATTCTTCAACAAATTGTTGAACATATCGTGGGTCTAGTAATCTTATTTTTCTTTTTATATCTTGTTGATTTTCTTCATATTCTCTATTTGTTACTATAGATGCAGTACTATAAGAGTCATCATCACCAGTATATAATGCAGAGTTATTATAAACTTCTATCTTAGTATTTGTATCTCCAGACGATTGTGCAAGTTCATAGTGATGTGTTCCATCTACATTATCATACTTGTCTGCAACGTATTGATTAAACTGTGAGAAGTTTAGAGGCCATTGATGGTATCTATCTGTTACATCATTTACTAATAATACAATCCAATGCAACTCTGGATCATCATACAATTTATCTGCAATAGACTCTGGAGATTCTCCTTCTTTGACATCATATGTGTCATAAAGAAGTGTATTGGTTTTTACCTTTGCACGAATTGCTACTCGTCTTAAAAGATTCTTAACATCTTTAAATTCACCATCACCTACAGCGTCATATATAATTGTTGGAAAGTTTTTAAAATACATAATTAGAATCCTTGATCTGCTTTTTCTCTGGTAATTAAATCCATCTCTTTAAAATTAAGAGTTATTGAAACTTCAACTGGAGGAGCTCCATTACTATTTGCTTCAAATGTTTTATATCTATCCCCACCATAAGTTACATTCATAGTTTCAAGAACACAAGTTGAAATTTTATGTAAATAATTATTGTCTGAACTATTGTACATATATTTTATTTCAAATGTACTAGGCATAGTTAATCTATTTGCCATACCAGATACCATTTCTGGTAACATATTTGTTTTAAATGTTTTTATGATTTTTTGTATTTCCTCTGCTTCAACTGCACTTTTTGGTATCATCTTAAAGTCATATTGAAATGACCTTTTTGGTATTCCTTTAAATGCAAGTTCCAATCTTGGTGTTTTAATAAAACCTCTTTGCATCTCTACAGCTTCCATTGCACCCTCAAGGCCAGGTATCATATCTATTGCACCAAGTGCTTTTCTTATCATACCATCACCAACTTCAGGCCCAAGACCTTTAAGTGCTTTATTAACTGTACTTCCTAGAGATGCTCCCCCAATAATATCTTGGTATGCCTGAGCTCCTGCAGCTGCAGCTGCACCTATTTCGGTATCTGTATAATTTGCATTATATGAAACACTAACAGATGGTGGCATATAAAGTGCAATTGCAGTATCTAATCTTGTTGTTGCTCGTCTTGCAACTTGAACAGTAGAGATTTTTTTGTACTTTTCTATTTGTGCTTCGTCTTCCTGCCTTTTTTGAGTATCATTTGAACCAACAAAAATACCTCCACCTTCTGTAACATGAGATGTTTTTTGTATTTTATGTTGTTTTGCAGCCTTTTCTACATTCTTTTTACCAGCTGATGTTTCTGTTTCTAAAAAAGATAGTTTTGGTCTTTGTTGTTGATTTATTTCAAAGATTACATAATGACCTTGATTACCAGTTCCTGGCGGGCCTTCTACATCAATTGGAAATGAATAATGTTTAGTATTGTACTTAGTATTGCTAAGTCCTGCTGTGTCTGATAAGTTTGAACCTCTACCAGTTATACCTAATAAACCACCTCTAATATTACCAGCAACTTTCTTTAGAGCTCTACTTGCAAGACCTTGTGCTGCTCCTCTTAACGGATTAAATGCCATGTATAAATACTCCTGTAACTTCTATTTATAAGACATGACATGGCATATAGTGGCAAATACATTCCTACAAACCCTAAAAAATATAGGGGTAATCCATCTAAGGTAATATATCGTTCACTTTGGGAACGTAAACTTATGGTTTACTGTGATAATAACGAAAAAGTACTTGAATGGGGTTCAGAAGAAATCATTATACCTTACATATCGCCTTGGGATAATAAGATGCATAGATACTTTCCAGACTTCTATATGAAAGTCAAACAAACGAATGGTAATATTAAAAAATTCATCATTGAAGTTAAACCAAAGTATCAATGTAAACCACCTACTGCAAATCCTAGTAGAAAAACCAAAAGATGGTTAAATGAAGTCAAGACCTATACAATCAATCAAGCTAAGTGGAAATATGCGAATGAATTTTGTGAGTTAAACAATATGGAATTTAAAGTTCTAACTGAAGATCATCTGAATATAAAGTATAAATAGAAGTATGGCACAGAGTAAATTTATACAATCAGTTGTTGCAGCTGCAAAAGGAAGACCAAAGTCTACACAATGGTATCGTGATAAGATTAAGGAATTTGGTAAGCCAGGTGCAATGGACTTAATACGAGATGGAAAGAGGAATAATAAACCATTCTTTGGTCGTTTGAATATGTTTTTCTATGACCCAAAACTTAAAGTAAAATTACCATATTATGATTCGTTTCCTTTGGTATTACCATTAGAACCATATTCAGATGGTTTCTTAGGTATCAATCTACACTATCTACCTATGACACTAAGACTTAAACTGTTAGATAGATTAGTTGATTTTAGTAACAATACAAAGTTTGATGAAAGCACTAGACTTGCAGTTGACTATAGTAAATTAAAGAAGTTATCAATAATTAAACCCACACTTAAAAGATATCTTGCTGGTCGTGTAAAGACACAGTTTCGTAGAATAGATGCAGATGAATTTACAGTTGCAGCTCTACTACCAGT